GTAAAAACTTAACCGAAGGATTTAAAAAAGCATATCAAGGACTCGGAAAATCACACGGAATCCCGGTATTAGAACAAGGCGCAAAATTTAACCCAATATCAATGCCTTTAGAGGATGCACAATATTTGCAAACGCGACAATTTCAAGTCACCGACATTGCAAGAATTTACAGAGTCCCACCACACAAAATCGCTGACCTTTCCAGATCCACAAACAACAACATCGAACACCAGGGAATCGAATTTGTGCAAGATACAATCACACCAATTGTGGTCGCTTGGGAGCAGGAATTAAATCGCAAACTTTTAACAGAAGATGAAAAAGAAAAATACTTTTTTAAATTTTCATTAAACGGATTATTACGAGGCGATATTAAAACCCGGTCGGCATATTATAAAGAGGGAATATGGGCAGGCTGGCTTTCACAAAACGACATCAGACAATTAGAAGATTTAAACAAAATAGAAGGTGGCAACGATTACTGGATTCCTACAAATTTAGTACCTATCGATAAATACGATGAAGTAATGAAATCAAAGGAAACACAGCCGCCAATAAAACCAACCGAAGATGAAAAATCGAAATAATATTAAAGAAGGCGACCTCGAAATTAGAAGTTTTGAACTTCCGGTCGAATTAAGAGCAGACGAAAACAGCCGAACAGTCACAGGTTACGCTGCAGTATTCGAAAAATTATCAAAACCGATTTATTGGTTTAGAGAAAAAATCGACAAAAAAGCATTCGATCAAGCCGACACCACAGATGTGGTCGCAGTACTGAATCACGATAATAATGTAATTTTTGCCCGAACCGAAGCAAAAAACCTAAAACTTACAATCGACAAACGCGGCCTTAAATACGAATTTGAAGCACCAAACACCACAGCCGGAAACGACCTAATCGAAAATATTAGGCTCGGAAACATAACAAAATCATCCTTCGCATTCACAGTAAGAAAGGTCGCATGGGAAGATTTCGAAGATTCCGAAAATAAAGAAATTGACGAATTACGAAACATCCTCGAAATTAAGAAAGTTTACGATGTATCGCCAGTAATCCGCCCAGCTTACCCAGACGCAAATGTCGGACTCCGATCACTTGACGAATTTAAGGCTGAACGCGACATGGCCCGTCAAAAAAACGAAGATGAAACAACAAAAGAAACCGAAATCGAAAAACAAAATAAAATTTCGCGAAGCAAACGCGAGCGAATAATCCGCATTAGGCAAAATGAAATTAATTTGTAATTAAAAAATTAGACAAATGAAAGAATTAAAAAAACTTTATGAGGAACGCGCTCGCCTGGTAACCCAAATGAAAGCGCTGAACACAAAAGAAGATGGCGAATTTTCAGAAGAAGAAAGTCGCAAATTTGATGAAATGAATAAGGACTTCGATACTTTATCGGCCAGAATTAGAAACCTTGAAAAAGTCGAACAATTCGAAAAAGATGAAGCAGAAGCCGAAGCCAGAAATCAGGCTCCATCAAAAGAAGAAGCAAAAACCAAAGAAGAAGCAATCTTCCAAAGATGGCTGGCCGATGGACCAAACGGAATCAGCCACGAAGAAAGAAACTTCATGGAGCAACGCGCCCAATCACAAGGCACAACAACAGCCGGTGGTTATTTGGTGCCTACTGGCTTTTCATACGAATTGGAAAAAACATTAGCCGACTATAATGCAGTAATGCAAGTCGCCAGAAATTATCCAACACCCGACACCCAGGACATCGAATGGCCAACAATTGACGACACATCCAACACCGGATCACTGGAAGGGGAAGGCGATGCACTTGCAACAACCGACCTCACATTCGCTCAAGTGGTATTGTATGCATATATTGTATCTTCCGACATTGTAAAAACAAGCCGAAAACTTTTACTCGGCTCGGCTTTCAATTTCGGTGCAATGGTAAACGATTTGTTAGGCGAGAGAATCGGCCGCAAATCAAATGCATTACTTACAACCGGAACCGGATCCAGCCAGCCGCAAGGAATTGTCACCGGAGCAGGATCAGGAGCAACCGCAGCATCAGCCAGCGCAATTGTAATGAACGATTTAATTTCATTACAATATTCTGTCGATTCAGCTTACCGCAGAATGCCAAATTGCGGCTGGATGTTTAACGACAACACAGCCGCAGCATTACGCAAATTAGCAATCGGAGCCGGAGATGCACGCGGATTATGGGAGCCTTCATTTATCCAAGGACAACCCGACAAATTGCTCGGAAAGCCAATCACAATCAATCCCGACATGGCCGACATCGGAGCATCCGCAAAATCTATCATATTTGGAGATTTCAACAAATATGTAGTGCGGAATGTAAATGGCGTATTTTTCCAAAGATTGGAAGAATTATATGCAGCCAACGGACAAGTCGGATTCCTTGGATTAAAATATTTAGACGGAAAAGTCTTAAACAGCGCAGCGATTAAAGCACTCGCTCATCCAGCATCATAATTAATTCATTACTTTAGCAGAAACCCGGAGCCACTAATCCGGCTCCGGGTTTTTTTAAAAACAAAAGCTATGAAAATTAAAATGCTAACAAGCGCGGTGGTTTGCCTGCCCGGTGGAATTTCTCAATCATTCCCATCAGGCAAAGTTGTTGAAATAAACGACAAAATCGCCAAATCACTAATCAACGGAAAACTGGCAATCGAAACCGATGAAGAAATCGAAATCGAAAACCAGCCAATGGCCACAATTTCAACAGCAAAAAAAATCGAAGAATTAATCAACAAAAAGCCTGTTGTTGTAAAACGAAAAAAAGCAGTAAAACAAAAGCCAGTAAAAAACAAAAAATAAATGCTAAATCCTGATTATAAAATATCAATACAACCAGCATCCGAGCCAATATCAACAGCCGATGCAAAAGCGCATTTAAGAGTCACCCATTCTGACGACAATGATTATATTGATAGTTTAGTCAAGGCAGCCAGAATGCATGCCGAACAATTCACAGATCGGGCAATAATTACCCAAACATGGGAAGCATACCTCCAGAAATTTCCAGGCAGCGGAAATCAAAACGAAATAATGATTAATAAATGCCCGGTCACTTCTATATCAAAAATTGAATATTACGATTCAGATAACACATTGCAAACATTATCAACAGATGTTTACGAAGCAGTAACAGAATTAGAACCAGCAATTATTAGGCTGGCAGCAAACCAATCATGGCCGGAAATTTACGACCGCAAAAAAGCAATAATAATTACTTTTGTAACAGGATATGCAAACGCGGCAGCGGTGCCAATGCCAATCATTCAAGCAATGAAATTTATAATTGGACATCATTACGAAAACCGACAAGATGTAATCACAGCAATGGCAGTAAACGAGGTGCCACTTGCAAGCCAGTATTTATTAAATAATTTTAGAATAATTAGATTCGACTCATGAACATCGGGAAATTAGATCGATTAGTTACGATCCAGGCATACACAACTTCCAGAAGTAGTTCTGGAGAGCCACTCGAAACATGGGCAAATTTAACAAATGGCATTGTATGGGCATCACTAAGAAATACCGCTGCCAGCGAAAAAGTCGAAAACGAACAATTAGTCGCAATAGTAAGCACAACTTGGAACATTAGATATTTATCAACAGTAAACGAAACACAAAGAATTTTATATAATAGCAAATATTATTATATAACAGGAATCAAAATACATGGCCGAAACGAATTTATGGAACTAACAACCGAACTGCGCGACAACTAAAAATGACAACAACAACAATTAAAATATTGAACAGCAAAGAAATTGCACAACAAATCAAGCGGTTAGATGACAAAATGCGCAAAAAAATTATGATTTCTGCCATGAGAAAAGCATCAAAATCAATGGTCAAGGAAGCCAGAAACACAGCGCCAAAAGGAAAAAAACCACACAAAGTCGGAAACAAAATTGTAATGCCAGGCAACCTCCGAAAATCAGTCGGTTCAAAAACAGGGAAAAGCAAAGCAGATCCCACCCTTTGGATTGGAGCAAACATGAAAAAAAATGTCGATGCATTCTACCATCATATAGTTATGAGAGGATCAAAAGCGCACACCATAACAGGCAAAGCGCTCGCGGTTTCAAACGCAGTAATTGTTAAAAACGTAAATCACCCAGGAAGCAAAAAAAATGATTTTATAGGTCGAGCATTTTATTCAAAAAAAGCGGAATTTGTAACCAATTCGGTGCGCGAACTAAACATCGCAATCGCAAAAGCAGTAAGCAAATGAACATCGGAAATGGCATATATAATATTTTAGTAAACGATGCAGGAGTAACGGCATTAGTTGGATCAGGCGCAAATTCAAGAATTTACCCTTTAATGATTCCACAAAAAGCAGCGCTCCCTGCAGTAATTTATCTAATGACCAGCTGCCAACCATTCCCAACAAAAACAGGCGTAAGTTCTGCAAGTCATTATTTATTCGATATAGTTTGTATAGCGGAAACATACGATGGAGGAATCGCACTGGCCGATGCAGTAAGATCAGCACTTGACGGAATAAAAGGAAGCAAAGGTGGAATTACTTTTCAGCATATAATCTGGCAAGATTCCAGAGATGAAGCGGTCACAATTGCCGGAATCGAAAAATTCGGTCATACTTTAACTTTTGAACTAAGAGCCAAGGAATCATGAAAGTAAAAATAATAAAAAATCACAGAACCAAAAGCGGTTTAAAATTCAAAGAAGGAACAACCGAAAACATCGACTTTACAACCAGCCTCGAATTAATGGAGGCAGGAGCAATCGCAAAAGCAGGCACAATCGAATCCATAAATCGGGCCGTGCAAAAAGTCGAAGTCGAAACAAGGAAAAAAACAATTAAGCATAATAATAAATTAAACAAATAAAGGTAAAACAATGGCAACAACTAAAAGCATTGACGGAACAGATTTTTTAATCTATATTGCAGGAACCGCGGTCGCATATTCCACAAACGGATCGCTGAGTTTAACAGCCGAAACAAGGGAAACAACAACCAAAGACAATGTCGATGGTTTCAAATCCTCATCAATAACAAAAAAATCAGGAACATGCAGCCTCGAAGGATTAGTGGCCATGGATCCAACAATCGGAATCGAAGAACTATTCGATTACTGGCGTCAAGGTGCAAAAGTTCTGGTTAAATACAGCAACGAAGAAGCCGGAGATTCCAGGTGGCAATTTACCGCAGCCATTACAAATTTAGAATTGGCTGCACCGCAATATGATAATTCAACTTACAGCTGCACATTGGAAGTTGACGGATTAGTGGTAAGAATTGCCAATTCTTAAAGAAGCCTAATGCCTCCTGTTTGGCATGCGCTGCGAATTGCGCCCGAAAATCGGGCGCCACCGCAGCGCAAAAAACAGGTTTGAATTATACTAATTTTTTGCCTTGCTGAGCGAAGTCGAAGCAGAGCGAAGTCGAAGCGAGAACCAAAAACAAAAAAACAAAAATAATGCAACAACAGGAGATTAAAATTGAAGGCAAAACCTATCCGGTGCATCCCGGAATGAGTACATGGAGAATGTTTTGCACAGCAATGAATTACGAAACTTTTAACGAAGCAACGGATTTATTCAGTAAAATGGGAGAAATAATCGGAGTCGAACTATTGGATGGAATCGGAAACTTAATTCTTTGTGGAATAAAAGAAGGAAGCCGAAAAGCAAAAAGCGAAATTCCAGAACTCGAGGTCGCTGATATTATCGATTTATTCGATGACGACCAGGAAGAATTAATGAGAGTAATGGAAGCGATGGCCGAGAGTTTAGCAAAAATGAATAGTAAGGCAGGAGAAAAAGTAAAAGAAGAAAAAAAGTAGAACCCCTGGGATGGGATGAAATGGAAGAAATCGCGCTCGGAATGTTGAGCCTT